GTGTCGTAATAACAATCCACTAAACTGTGGATGACCCATATATCTTAGTGGGTCTGCTAACATAGCATATGACTTACCACCACCTGCTGAACCACCATACAAGACTTCTCTTTCAGGTGCTGCAAGAAACTCTGTTTGAGGTCCTGCGTTAGGTTGAAAAACTATATTTTGTTCTTCAACAGGTACAGCTTCTACATCATCTGTTACTTTAGGCTTTTGCTCCGATTCTACCTTCTTCGATGGCTTTCGCCTTCTCGATTGCTTTCTGGGCATATTCGGACCATCGTTTAAGAGTTCTAGCTTTGTTCTTACGTTGTCGCTCATGTAATAATCTTTTTCTTAAACCTATATGAGATATCTGTCTGCCTGTTTTTGTTGTTAGCCAATTAGCAACTTGTCTAAGTGAATATTGCTTTACATATTTTCTAGCTAACTCTAGTGCTTCTAACTCGTAGGGTATAGGGTCAAGCAATTCTTTATCGTCTTCGTTAACTTTATATCCAAAGGGAACAGTCCTAGCTATTCTTGGTATTTGTATCCATTCCTTTTGTTCTTCGTCTTTTAAATCTGTTGGTTGTGGTAATTTCCACTTTCCTAAACTTCTATCCATTTTCTTTCTTTGGTGGTAGTATCATCACTCCACCTGATGCTTCTACTTGTACTTTTTCAGTTTTAACTAATCCAACTCTATCTAATAATTCTTTAGATGCAGATAGTCTATCTCTAATACCTAATTGTGTTGGGTCATCTACACCACTAACCATAGCCACAGCAGCTTTAGGTGCATTGCGACTCATATACATTTGAGTTGCTTCCATAATCTCGTCTTTCATAGAAGCTACAACGCTAGTTGTTGATGTATGTTCTGAATATCCTGCAAGTAGTTTTGCTTGTACTACATCACCACCTGCTTCATCAAACAATACATTTAAAAACTTTTGTTGTCTTTCTGTTAGTTCTCGGCTCATGCTTTCATACTTTCTTCTGCATTTACTCTATCAACTCTTGTTATCAATCTTTGTGCTCTGTTAGGAGTTTGTTTATACCAACGAGAGTCTTCCATTTCATCTGCCATCTTTGCCCAGTCACAATCTTCTACTGCAGCAATCATGTTTTTAAATTTAGACAGTCTTGGTCTACCTAGTTGAAAACACATATTAGCTAACACTCTTTGTATTTCTTCAGGTAGATTATCAAATTGCGAAAATAATAGATTACAATCTTTTATAGTTGTTTCTATGTCTTTCGCAAACCATTCATCCACTACATCATGTGGAATCTTTGAGCCTATTGGCATACCATAATAAGGTTCATCCCATTCTGTAATTAGATGTCCAATACCCCCAGTAGGATATCCTTCTGAACACCTATATATTTCGTACTTTATTCCTTCGTCATCTGCTATTTCGTTTTGTAGTTTTATTAAGTCCATTTAGTTGCTTGCTTTCCTTGCTGTTGTACTAATCATATGCTCTAAGTGACTTACCAAAATCTTTCTCATTTGCTCTGCTCTTTGTCTGTTTGTAAATGAATATTCACGAATATCGTCATTACTTATTTTGAGAGAGAAAGTGTAGAAAGCACCTTGTTTTATAATACTAGAAGCACTACCATTGGCTACTCTAGCAGGATTAATTAATGTACCAAAGTTTGTTTCAATTATGTTTGACATAGCTCCTCCTTACATACACAGGTCTTGATATTTAGTTGTGTGTAATCTATGTTTAGATAAGTCTCTGCTAGAACTTTTAAATAAACATTTAATCCAATCTAACATTACTTCTTCCTCATAATCTTCATAGCTTGTCCTGCACCTTTTATACCAAATGATGCACTAATTGCTATAAACAAAAGATATTGATACCACTCAGGAAGTGTATTCAATACTTCAAACCCTGTTCTTACATATTCTGTCATGCTAGGTATGAAGACTAGTATAGCAGGTAAAAGTAAAACAGTCAAGGCAAATTCATCTTTCCAGCTATTATCTGTAGCATCTGCCATGGACTTTTCCCATTCAACTTCGCCTGTTGCTACTTTCTCAGCTACAACTGCTTTCGCTTTAGCTTGTGCTACCTTTGCTTGTCCTTCAGCTTTAACTTTTTCAACCTTGCTTTCCATCCATGAACCTGCAAGATTAGCTATAGGACCTATCAATGCTCCTAACATTATTTCTGCTCCTTATGCTCGTGACCCATCCATATACCGAACACACCTGTCATCACACCCATAACCACAGATACAAATGCTGACTGTGCTGCTGTTGGTGCATCAAGTTCCATAAACCATTCTGCACATCGCCATGACATTATAGTACTAGCAAGCATCATACACCTTGGGAGAATTTTCCATTTTAGAAACTGCTCAACTGTGACCATTACCTACCTTCTGATTTTCTAAGCATTCGTACATAACGATTATAAAAATTGGTTGCTATGGTGTTAAAAAACTTAAATAATATAAAATTAAATTGGGTTAGTTTTTTGTATAACTCGTTCTTTTTCATCTAAATCTTGCCGTTTTTTTAGCAATCTTTTTGGGCTGTTTAGATACTTGTCTACCTGCTCTAGTTGCTTTTCGCTTAGCAGCCGTAGTCTTGGCGTATTCACTGGCACTAAGAGCCTTAATTGCTTTCTCAGGTAAATAACGTTCACCTGTTGCTTTTGACCCTTGTGTACTAGGTTTACCACTTTTAGTTCGCCACTTTTGTTTTGTCCATTTTGCGAGTGATTTTTGTGGTGCTTTCATATGCTTCCTTTATTTGTTCTATCGTTCTAAAGCATCCTATACAGATATTTTCATGTAGCTTGCAGATGCCTACACAAGGTGTCAAAACCTTCCTACCCATTTGCCTACGAACCAAGCCATGAGTCCTGCAAAGAATATTACAACTATAGCAGCTATTCCGTAGCCTAGATATTCCATCAACTCTTCTCTACGTTTCTCTGCCATCTTTTCTGCGTAACGTCTAGACTTACGAGCTTCTGCTTGAAAGGCTTGCCAATCTTGCCAAAGCCCGGGTCTGCCTAGATAAATCATCATCTTCTTGAGTTCTTCTTCTTTTTCTTTTATCTGCTCAAGAGCCATGAACTCTTCTAGGTCTGAACCACCTACACCTTTGGCTTTTTTCTTCTTTGCTTTCTTTTCCAATTCTTCTTTAGAAAATACAAAATCGCTTATATGTTTTGCACACCCACTTAGTTCTTTTCCGTTGGACACGAATTGTTTTATAACACTGAAAGCAGCATTAGCTGCGGCTAGTTCTGCTAACATTTTACCTTTTCCTTATGGGTTTACAATATGCAGTTATACGTAATGGAGTTCCTTCTTCTTGTGGTATAGGGGGTTGTTTATGTAATCTTTCAGCAAAGTATAAACACCTATCTATATCTTGGAAGGTTTGTGTTTGGTCTACTACTCTTATTCCCATCATAAACACAAGCACAAACTCAATCATTTACTTATACAGGTACTCCTTGTACCTCCTCATTTTTTTGTTCTATATGACACTCACAAGTGCATTCTTCTTCTTCACACTCGTAACATTCACATGTATCACACTTTTCTTTTGTCATTTTCATGTTTCTTTCTTATTTGTTCTTTTGCTATTTTTGCAAGTCTTGCTTGTTCTTTCTTCCCAGATACCTTGGCTCGTTGTTCAAGGACTGTAAGTATTTGTATCTTTCTCGCAAATGGTTTATTAATCTTTTTAACTTTTGTAATGGTTGCTTTGGCATCTGCGACTGTAGCGAACTTGATGCTAACTGTGTCTTTAGGGTTTTCATCCGTATACAGTCTTCTTCCACTGCCTTTTGGTTTTTTGCCTGTTCCAACTTTAGGGTCTCTTTTCTTCTTCATCAGCCTCTGTATCCACCACCTTTGGCTTTGTATTGTTTTGCCAACATCTGTGCCTTTCGTGCACTCCATTGACCGGGTCGACCTCCCTTACCACCTGCTTTGATACGATTGAATAGTGCTTTACGCATTGTAGGTTTAGTATAGTTACCTGCCTTATTTACTGTGCTTCCACCACTACTTAACTTAATAGCAGACAAAGCCTTTGCTTGTCCTGCATGAGCTTTACTAGCCTTCTTTAGTTTTCCTGCTACCTTTTTTATTGTTGCTTTTGCTTTTTTTACTGCCATTAATTCTGTCCTCATACAGGTTGTTAAATGTCGTATATGGGTCTAAGTAAGACTCATGTGCCTCTGCTGAGTGTGTCCACTGTGATGGTGTAAAATCAGGAGCACCTTCACCTGTAACCCATAAAGCAGGACTTGTGGCTCTTACTCTGTTATTAGGTAATGCTACAATATTACCTGTCCATTTACCTGCATCCATCAAATACATCACGTGTGACTGTTTATGCTGTGCAGGGTCATCTGCTATATCACTGTCGGTATAGTCAACTGTAAACATATACTTGGCTTTGTAAAACTCGTTATCTATTTTACATAACCACGGACTAGAACTTACTCTGTCCATCACTATGACACTATGATGCCTTGACTCACAATCCCATGGTTGACACAAATGGTCTTCCATTGGCTCTGCCCATTCATCTACAGGTATATCAGCTACAAGTGCTTGTATTGGCATTCTTGCCCACATTGCACCACCATGTACATTGTTATCTTCTGTACAACCTGTGAAGACTACCTGAAAACTTAATGACCTATCAGGTATGGTGTTAACAGCAAAAGCTAATGCGTGGAGATACTCTCCGTGGTAGTCCAGATGATTACATGTGAACTCCCTACGTACCCAACATTTAAAATGTGGTACGTTACTTATAAGATAGGACATTACTTACGTTTAGCTGCTCCACCTCTAGCCATGTACTTGGTCTTTTTCATTCCACCTTTAGCCATATACTTAGTCTTCTTCATGCCACCTTTTGCCATGTATTTTGTTTTCTTCTTCATTGCCATTATTTTTTCCCCTTTTTACTTTTCTTTTTCATCATGTCTAATACTATCATGACCATGCCACCTTTTCGGTAGTCCATATTACTTGTACGTGGCTTCTTCATCATACCACCACCATACATATAACCCATTTTATTACGTACTGCAGTAGGTAGTTTCTTTAAACCTGTTTGGTCTGCACTAGGCATCTTTAATCCACCTTTGTTCATACCAATCTTCCTTTTATTTTCTACAGCACTACCTACACTTTTAGGTGCACTCTTTGGTTCTGCTAGTTTAGCTCTAACATCTTTTTCAAAGTCAGACTTTTGAAAAGCCTTGGCTGCCTGTACTATTTGTTTCTTTTGATTAGGTAAAAGTTTATCATAGTCTTCGCCTAACTCTCCTGTCTTTTTAGCAGTATTTAATGCTTTAAAGAATGGGTCATCCGATTTAGCTATAGTCTTTGTACTCTTACCTCTTCTTCCACTTATTTGTTTAAGTGTAGCAGCTTCATCAGATTTTGTTTTAGCTGTTTCCATTTTTTCAAGTATAGCTTTAGCTTGTTTCTTTTGTGTGGCTGTACCTTTGTCTATTATTTTTTCTAAAGCTCTCATGGCTTTTTCTCTTTTAAGTATGCCTTTAGATTTTTGTAGAGCTAAGAAGTTGCTAAATCCAATAGCATCATCACCAACATTAATAACTTCACCTTTTCCTGTAACACCTCTAGT